CTTGAGAGTAGTTCTTTAACTGTTCCCAGTTCTTTGGGAATATTAAACTTAGCCATGTTAACCGCCTAAAGTGTCAGTAATACCTCTTTCATCTGTCGAGATCAAACTCGCACGACCACGCTTCTTGCGCTTCCGAGCATCTTCTCTTGCTTCAATCTGCTTATCTAGCTTGTCATTTTCTTTCTTTTGACGCGCTTCAGCATCGATTGTTGCTTGAGGTTTAGGTGGTTCTCTGTATCGTCTGCCCATGGTGCTCCTTTATTAAACATTTATACAATTGGTACGGCCTATAAATCCACCATGTTCTGATCCCTCCAATACCTAATAAAGCCTTCATTTGTTCAACACACGTACATAATGTTGGGTACGGATTCCGGATCTTGGAATTATCGCGCCGAATATTAACGTGGATTATAACACTACAATCAGTATCTTTGACTACATTTTGTATATTATCTTTTGGTCCAAATGCTAATACCTCAATATCTGTTCCTCCGAGCCTTGGATTAAAGCGGATCCAATTGAAGCCATCCCAACGAACTGCCCAGACATGACGGAACCCTGGCTTTAATAATTTGGAAAGCTTCCAGGGCATATCACCATGCTCGAAGATCACATACCATTCAGCTATATCAAACTTCCACTCGTCGATGAGGGAATACTTGAGCCAACTCAAAAGACCTTCCAATCTTGCTTGAGTACAGCTGGACCGGTCATACCTTCATGACGTTTATCTATCCAGGCAACAGCAAAGTATCGGAACGCATCAGCTCCATGTGAGCTCCAATCGTGAAGCGGGCGATCTTTATAAACTCGTTTATCTTCATCGTACTCGCAGCGGTAATAACTTAGAGCTCGAATACCATCGGCGCAGCGCTTCTCATCAAAGTAACACCTGGGAATTATTCGCCTGGCTGCTTCAATACCATCCATGATCGGAAGATTCGGAGTAACTCGGAACACGATCCCCATTTGCCTGGCTTGATCTTTACGAGATTTACCACTGGTCAACTCTCTGACTCGAATATCATGTGGGGCCCAGTGATCGCCAAAGGTTATATTGTGAATATCTCTAAAATCATGCAGCCAATTGATGTAATGCTGCAGACCTTCACCATTGTTTTCATAGTAACCAATAACTCTAAGCTCAGTGCCAGCTCTCTGGATCAGCCAAATTGAAGTTGCGTCCGCTATTCCCAGATCCCAGAAACTGTTTACTGGTAACACTGGATCAATCGGAACCCTGGTGATCCTGTTATCTTCACGAGCTGCTTCGATCTGCCTGGCATAGTATGCTCCCTTCCTATTTTCAAGTGGTTCTCCGAGCCAGATGTGCTTATATAGAGCTTTATCAACTTTCTCCAGGTGCAGCCGTTCCTTCTCCAGCTCTGGCGGAAACCAGGGATTATCTGAATAATTAACTTTGACCACATATGAGTCCTTCGGTGGATTGACCACGAATCTTTGATAAGTTGGATCCAGTAGATCTTGAGCATTGAAGCTGATCCAGATCTCACTGCCTGGTGATCTTATCGTTGGAATCAATGTATTGTAACTGACTTCGGTTATTTTCTCAGCTTCCTCTAGCCATACGATCTGTATGCCTTCCATTGATTTGATCTTGGTAATGTTTGATCTGAGTCCTTCAAAGCTAAATCTTGATCCATTGTTGCCGATGATCTGAGTCTTTTGAATGTCAAAGAAGTCTTGCAATCCCATGCGCTCGATGGTATCAGCAAGCAGCAGCAACACGGAGTCACTGATCGACTTCTGGATCTCCCTGGCACATAGGATCCTGGTCTTTTCTTTGTAAGCTCTAAGCACCAGCAGCTGCGCGATCGTCCAGGATTTCGATGAACCTCGTCCACCATGGCAAATTTTATAGCGATGGGGTTCTAGGAAGGGTTCAAACTTCTCAATGATTTGTATGCGGAGCTTCGTCGTCATTTGCTATTTGATCGTGATAATGAACCATATCTACTACACATGAGTAGCACCAGGGACAAAAATTAACCTCAGTGATCCCAAAGGTCCCTTCGATCCCTCCGTCCGCTTCACTATATTCTGAAGCGCAGACGTTGCAAGTATGTTCTACCGAAGCCATTGGTTCATATGAACAATATATGGAACCATGCCGATCCAGAAACCAATCAATAGTCCTGGTATTAGTTTGCTTTTGGTTTGCTTATAGACCTCCACTTCAAATGGATAGTCAATAGGTTGATTAATTATTTTTTTCATTTCTTAATATCTCCACTTGAATAGTTGCTGGCATTGGATTATCTGGATCATTGGACACAACTTGTTTGTCTAGTCCGTGGATCCTGGCTTTTACATTTAAAGCTGAGATTGCTGCACCAGGTTGGCCCAGAGATCTAGCTAATTGTCGATCCTCATCGAGTTCTTTTGATAGTGATTCCACAGTGACTTCAAACTTTTTTTGTAGGTTCAGCTGCAGCTCTCCAACTCTTGATGCAATCTTGGTGTTATCAAGAAGTGCTACAGCATTTCGATTTATTGAAGCTCCTTTCATCTTTTCACATTCATAACTGCGACGATATGCTTCAGAAGCATTCCCAGTTTCAATGAAAGATTTACAAAACTTTTCTTGTTTAGTTGTTAGCTTATTCATACTTTGGCCCACCACTGATCCTCTATAAATTTATATTCTTTATCAATACTAATTGTAAGTCTATTAATTAGTTCTATCACTTCTTCCAGAGAAAAAACAACCTCAACATGACCGCCCGCCTCTTGAATTCTTTTGATCATTCTTTTCTGAACTTTACTCAACCGACCAGCAGCTGTTGTTGTCTTAGGTTTTTTAACTTCCAAACCAAGATATCTTCCACCAGATAAAATTAGAGTGAGATCTGGGACTCCAGGCTTAACTCCCTCACTCTTTAATTTCTTTCCGGTCATTAAATTTCTACTTCCACCATTTGGAACCGCCCAATAACAAATCCCTCTAAGATCTAAATAATCACAGATCGCTTTCTGGACCTGGTGCTCAACGTCGTTCACTTTTTCTTAGGCACCACTGTTTTCTCCATAGCTTCTGCGAGCTTCACCATCCAAGGATCTGGCAATATTCCAGCATGTCTTTCGACTCCATTAATCCGATCTCTTATTTCCAATAAAGCTTTTTTTAGTTCTTCACTCATGCGTTACTCCTATTTAAAAAATAATCCATAATTCCTTTCTGGTGTTCATCTTTCATTTTATTAAGACGATCACGTCTGTTCTCTTGCTCTTGATCACTAACATCTAACCATTGAGGTTGAGCATGAAACTTGATCATCATGTTTGATTCATATTTACTCCATCCTCGATGCTTAGAGTTATAGTTAATAAACCAATAACGAACAGTGCCAGGTACTAAATGAAATGGATGATCAATAAAGAATCGATACTTTCCTTTGTCATCGGCATTACTCCAGAGCCTGGCATAATCAATTTGATCTTCTTCTTGATGCTCCAGGGCCTTATGTAGTTTTGGTCGCCCTCCACAAAATTCAATAAACTTTGGAAGCGCTGGTGCAAATTCAGATCCAGATCTGCGAACCAATTCAATCGCATGAATAACATCAACCAGAGGTATTCCAGATAAACCCTTCGACCATTCATCGATCATTAGATTAGTCCACTCTTCATCATCATCCATCCGAGCTCCAAATGAAGGGAACATTACTTTAAACTTGGATAACACTCTTGCTGCTATTTTTTTCTCTTCAGCTGCGATCATCTTGCGACCTCCTTTAATAAGTTACTTCCAGCTTTACGACCAGGTGGTACTTTCCGCCCGCCTTGATCCTGTTCTTTAGATAACCATGAGTTAACAAACTTTTTGATTCCAGTTTTAGTTTTTCGTTTGGTTGGACTTCCATCGATCCAGCCAACCATATTGCGCAGCTCTTGCTCAACATTAACAGCTGGATATAATTCTCGATACTTTACGAGATCATCATCATAGATTGGAAAGAAAGACTTATCATTGAGCTGCAGCCTAATAAAGACATTAGCATTATCATTAACATTATCATTAACATTTACATTAGGTTCGTCTTTGGTTTCCTTTTGGTTATCGTTTGGTTCTTCTTCGGATTCAGTTTGCTTTGGTCGTCCACCTCTCATGCCGTTCTGCCATTTCTTATAATTGGCTTCCAGCTGCGGTTGGATCAGCTTAAACATTGCAGCTGCCATTGGTCCCATTTCAGCATTCTTATGATCCAGGCCAAACTCAAAGATCGCTCGATATAACTCCAGCTCCTCTTGATCACCCAAAGCTTTAGCAGCTTCATAGAAGGAACGATAAACTACGATCGAATCTCGTTTAGTTTTCATCGTGCTTCCTCCGGTGGATATATATCTGGCCTGGTATGGTGACGTACAACATCTCCTCCAGTAGCTTTCTCTAACTTAATTACATGCAGATCAGCAACTCTCCTTTGCTGGTTGGCCCATAATTTTACTAATGGAGTTGATACTCCAAGCTCCTGTGCTATAATCGTCCAAACTTCATTCAAGGACCGACTATTTCCAAGCGCTTTTTCCTTCCTTCCGTACTCAATTAATGTCATTTTTCATTATCTCCCAATAAATTGTGACAAATTGTAGCATATATAGAAACAAAATACAGACTTTATCCTAAAATAACTACAATTATGATAAAATAGAGCACTGAGAAGTTAGAAATCTTAACGGAGAGATTAATATGGGAAGCTGGATAACTAGGGCCAAATATATGATGGTCCAAAAAAAGTTAACACAAACAGACATTGCGCCTTCTATGGGTAAAACTACCCGCGGTGCAATTGGACATTATTTCACTGGACGATCGAAGCCAACACTGGATCAACTGGAAGGATTAGCTAAATTCCTTGGTGTATCTATTGGCTGGCTAGTTTCTGAGCGTGGTGAAAATACAGCTGTTGATGATACTACCCTGGAAGAATGTTTAAGACTTGTAGAAGAAGCTGAAGCTGAAGCTAATATGATCTTGAATCCAAGTCAAGCTGCAAAAATGACTACTTATCTTTATCGTGCTTCAAAGGATGGTCAAGAAATTAATAGTGATCGCGCTACTGAGCTGATGAAATTAGTTATATCATAAAGATAATATAAGTATTC